GGCGCTGCGAGTTTTAGTGACATTTTATATGAAAATGTCCTTTCGTCGTTAAATCGTCGTAAGAACATTTTAATAGAAAACGCCACTAAAATAGCGCCATTTATTTTTTAAAATAGTTTGTTAAAGAAACCTACGATGTTTTGTAAGAATTGAAAAATAATTAAAAAATATTTTGTATGTAAGGCGGGATTTTGAGGGTTTTTTTTCCTCCTCCGTCGAAAAAAAAACCCTCAAAATCCCTTTTTTTTGCTATACGACAAACTTTTTTTATCTTTTTTAATATTTTACTGGTCTGTAAAGTACATTGTCATTATATAATCATTTACGCGTGCTACGTGCCAATCACTATAAGTTCCATAATTAGAATAAGCATACATCATCACATGATAATCGAAAAATTTCACTTGTGAAGCGTTATTTTCATATGTTATCACGCCATTTCTTGCGAATCTTTTGCCTGGAATCCATATCTTACATATTTTAGTCGCTCTTGAGATTACACGAGCATCTGTATTTCCTACATATTCTATACCCGCATATGATACAGGCACTGTAGTTCCTACATTTGCTTGAGTTCCTGAAGCATTAGATATACCTTGATTAGGTGCTCGTAATTTATAGAATTTTTGGTAGATTATTGAATACCTTTCAGTATTTAGAGTATCTAACATTTTATTAGAAGATAACCCATTAAATAAGGAAGCGGTTGTTGGAGTATCTCCTTTAGCACTACGTACTATTAATAATCTATAAGTAGCATCACTATATCTGCTATTTAATTCAATCATCATTTTTATTGATACACCTTTAACAGAGATTTTATCACCTATACGATTAGCGGTATCTAATGCGTTAGGGTCGGTTATACCTTGAGTGGTTTTAAGTAAATGATTGTCTAATACTATAAAGTTATTATGAAATATTTCGACTCCGTCACTGGACGAATAATTAGAATGTTTAGTCTCTACATGTTTCTTTTTGTCTAATGCTATTTCTTTACGAATTTTAGAAACAATATTAGAATATTTCTTTGTAGTATTACGTTTTTTATTAGTTTTTTTATAAGGTTTCTTTGTTGTATTCGGCATTTTCTTTCTGCTCTATTATATAGTCAAGAAAATTATTTTGGTAAAAGGGTTCTATATTATTATTTTCTCGCCATAGTTTATCAATTTCTTGCTTCGCATGTTTATGTTCATCTTTTTTGCGACCTGTAATATAATTAACCAATCTCAAAACATTTTCGTCGTTATCCTTACATCTCCTAACATTAAAGACTGAACTATAGGAAGTATCACATAAATGCTTTACATTTCTTTCAACTTCTCTTATTGCGTGGGAGGGTTTTTTACCATCTAAAAAGAATAATAAATGAATATGGATGTTTTTCCCCTGTGTGTCTTCTGTGTCGCCTCTTTGTTCTAAAACATATATCCATCTTTTCATCCATTTATAATTTGTAATTTTTTTTAAAATTAAAAGATACTGATTAAAATCAGCATATTCTCCCACAATTTTAGGGTCTGGCGAGATAGTGATGAAAAAAACATTAAGTTTATTTTCTGAATCCTCTTTTTCTCTTAGTTGATTTCTCAATAACTCAGATTCATTATAGGCATCTTGTATTAGAGGGTCTGCGACGCCTAACATACATTTATATTTCAATATATTTTTATAAGTATCGTTTAAAAACGCTTGTCTTGCGTGAGATATACTATTAATATTATAATGTCCTAAAAATCTATTATATTCCATTTCCCCTTTTCCCGTTTCCCTATATATATAAGAGATAATTTCTAACGAGATATTTAAGAAATTATCTATATATATTTTATGTAATGGAAGTCGGGCGGTCATTTCCTCCATGAGCCCCCGCCTTCACAATCTATAAAATAGAATATAGGGGGGCGCTGCGAGTTTTAGTGACATTTTATATGAAAATGTCCTTTCGTCGTTAAATCGTCGTAAGAACATTTTAATAGAAAACGCCACTAAAATAGCGCCATTTATTTTTTAAAATAGTTTGTTA